GTCAATCTGGTTTAGTAAGAAATGAAGGAATTAAACTTGTAGATACAGAATGGATTGGATTTTTGGATGATGATGATACAATAGATAAAGATTACGTAAAAATACTTTTTGAAAAGTATCAAGATTATGATTTTGTTGTTTGGAGAATAAAATATAATAATAATTTAATACTACCACCATTGAATATGAATGAATTAGTTTTTTCAAATGTTGGTATTTCTTTTTGTTATAAGAACAAGTTTGAAAATTTATTTTTTGATAACAATAGAGATGGTGAAGATTTTGATTTTTTAATGAAACTACAATCATTAACCACTAATTTTATAATAACCCCTGAAATTTTTTATAACGTAAGACATTAAAAAAAAAATAAAAAAATATGAAAAAAGAAATATTAATAATTGTTCCGTCTAGAAGTGGAAATAGTATTCGATATCCAAATGTTGATAGATTTATTGAAAATTGGAAATTAAATTCTGAAGGTCTTAGTGAACTTTGTATCGCTCTTGATGATGATGATGAGTTTAATTACCCAAAACACAATGGTGTTATTTATGATATAAACCCTAGAATTAGGATGATTCCAACATTGAATTTAGTTTCAATGAAATATAAAAATGACTATAAATATATATGTTTTTTTGGTGATGACCATGTAATTAGAACAAAATGGGAATCTGAATTTATTAATTTTTTTAATTCAAAAAATGGTGTTGGTATTGCTTATGGAAATGATTTATTACAGGGAGAACATTTACCGACAGCAGTTTGTTTGACTTCAAATATTATCGATACTTTGGGATATATGGTCCCTAAAAATTTAATACATATGTATGCAGATAATTTTTGGTTAGATATAGGAAAAAAATTAAATATAATTAAGTACTTTAATCATATTATATTTGAACATTTACATCCTGATAATGGAAAAGCATCAAAAGATAGTTTATACAAGGAATCCAATTCAGTTTTTTCAATTGATAAGAATGAATATCATAAATATATAAATAGCCCACAGTTTAATGATGATATTCAAAAGATTAAAAAATTACTATGAGATATAAAACGTTTGACAATCCACATAGTCACGATACTGAGTGGTATTTAAATAGAGAATCTGCTGACCATATTAATGAAAATGGTCACAGACCAAGATTATTAAAAGTTCAAGAATACTTACTAGAATTAGTAAAAAACAATGTAGAATATACTATTTGTGATTTTGGTTGTGGAAATGGAGGTCTAATGAGAGAAATTGAAAGTAAAATTTCAAATGAAATTTGGGGTTACGACTTATGTCCCGCAAATGTAAAAGACGCTAATAAAAAAGGTAGTAATAATGTATTTTATAAAGATTTCATAACTGATTCAAACATTAGATATTCAGATATTGTTATATGTACCGAAGTTTTAGAGCACTTAGTAAATCCTGATGATTTCATAATAAAATTATTAAAAAATGGTGTAAAATATATTATAGCATCATCACCAAACTATGAAACACCAACAAATCATGCACCATATCATTTGTGGGTATTTAATGGAGATTCATACAAAGATATGTTTTTTAATGCAGGATGGAATGTTACACTACATAATAAAGATGTTTTTCAATATATAATAGCAAATAATTTATGAACAAATACTCACAACATGGTGAAGACCATTTTATAGACAAATATGGTTTGATTAATAAAGACTCAGTTATACTAGATATCGGAGCAAATGATGGAATCACATTTTCAAATTCTAGATTTTTTATAGAAAAATATGGAAGTTCCGCTTTTTTAGTTGAGCCAACATCAGAATGTATATCTAGATTAAATAAACTTTATTTGGATAGTAATATGGTAACAATAATTCCATACGCAATATCAGAAAAAAATGAATCAATAAAAATAAATGTGGGAAATCTTATGGATTTACCAACTTGTATTAATCAGGTATCAACGTTAATTGATAATGAAAGAGTTTATTGGGAAAAAGGTAGAAATGTGGTTTACACTGAAGAAACTATACAAAGTATAACACCAACTAAATTAGTAAAACTACTTAATAATGTAACAATAGATTTATTAAGTATTGATACTGAAGGTTATGATTATTTTATACTTTCTGAATTGTACAATTTAGGAATTAAACCTAAATTTATAATTTTTGAATGGAATAGTAAATTAGATGTTTTGGAAAAATGTTTAAATCTATTACTTGATAATTATGAGATGGTATTAAAACACCCCGTAAATTTAATTTTTAAATTAAAATAAACCACATATACTTCAAATAAAAATGAAAATATTAATAACAGGACATTTAGGATTTGTAGGACGTTCATTCCTTAGATATTTTAATAATAAACATGAAATAACAGGAATTGATTTGAAAGATGGAAATGATTGTAGAGATTTTTTTAAACAATCAACAGAAAAATTTGATTTAATAATTCATCTCGCAGCAATTGTTGGTGGTAGGGAAACTATTGAAAATGAACCTCTATCTGTAGCAACTGATTTGTCAATTGATTCTGAATTTTTTAATTGGGTAATAAAAACTAAACAATCAAGGATAGTTTATTTTAGTTCTAGTGCTGCTTATCCAGTACATTTACAAATACCCGAATTAAAGTATCGGCTAAAAGAAACTGACATAAATTTAAACGACATTAGATTACCTGACTATACCTATGGATGGTCTAAATTAACGGGTGAATATTTAGCTAAATTTGTTAAAGAGCAAGGAACAAAAGTTTATGTTTTTCGTCCTTTTTCAGGGTATGGTGGTGACCAAGATTTAACTTACCCATTCCCATCATTCATTAATAGAATCAATCAAAAGGTGAATGAATTTGAAATTTGGGGTGACGGAACACAAGTACGTGACTTTATACATATAGATGATATAGTAGAAGCTGTTATGACAGTTGTTAATAATGATATTCAGATAGACGCTATCAACTTGGGTAGTGGGATTGAAACTTCTTTTAACACATTAGCTGAAAAAATGTTTAAAATTAGTAAGTGGAGTCCAAAGGGAGGGGTTAAGCATCTGATTGATAAACCTATTGGAGTATCTTATAGAGTCTGCAATCCTGATTTGATGTTATCATTTTATAAACCAAAGTACACTTTAGATGAACGAATTGAACAAATACTCAACAAATAAAATAATAAATTTCACACCAACAGGGACTCAAACAACAAGGGAAAATTCTTACGCCCCACTAACTTCTAGTGAAATTATTGACGAAGTTCATGAAGCATATGAATTAGGTATCACTGTAACACATATTCATGCTAGAGACCCTATTACATTAGAAAATACATATAAAAAAGAAGTATATCGAGATATTATAGAAGGTATTAGAAAACATTGTCCTGATTTAAGTGTTTGTGTTTCATTAACAGGTAGACAATACCCTGAATTTGAGAAGAGGTCTGAGGTTTTAGAACTATATCCTGATATGGGTTCATTAACCATGTCATCACTTAATTTTCCAAAATCAGCATCGGTAAATGAACCTGAAATGATTATAAAATTGATTGAAAAAATGAATGAATATGGTGTAATACCTGAAATAGAATGTTTTGATTCGGGTATGTTAAATTATACGAATTATTTAATAAAAAAAGGGGTTTTACCACCACCACATTATATTAATGTAATTTTTGGTAATATCTACAATGCTCAATTAGATTTACCAACAATATCTTCCATAACTAATATCATACCCGTTAATTCCAAAGTTTGTTTTGGTGGGATTGGAAAGGAACAGTTAAATTCAAATATGATGGGTTTAATGTTTGTTGATGGTATTAGAATTGGGTTAGAAGATAATCTATATTTCAAAGATAAAGTAAAAACAACTAATATTGATTTATTGAAAAGAATACATAGAATTATTAATGAGATAGGTCATAAATATATGACACCAAAAGATTTCCAAAATTTGGGATATGTTAATAGAAAAACTAACAATATTAGGTAAGAGTGATGCAACTATCACTATGATTTTGGATAATTTGGAATCCAAAAACATATTTCCTATTATTGAAATAATAAACAATCAAAAACTACCAATAATTAACCGTTTTGAAAATGAAAAATTTAATATCAAATTGGTTGATGAAATATCAGAAAATAAATCTTTGTTTCTTGGTGTTAATAAACCAAAGAACAAAAAAGTGGTTTTTGAATTATTCAATCTATCGTTGGGGTCATTCATTAATATAATTCACAACTCATCACATATTTCTTCCACAACTTTATTAGGTAATGGTGTTTTAATTAACTCATTAAGTTCAATCTCCGCCCAAACTATAATTGGAAATTTTGTTGGGATAAACAGAAACGTTTCAATTGGACATCATACAATAATTAATGATTTTGTAACAATTAACCCTGGTGCTAATATTTGTGGATTTGTTGAGATAGGTGAAGAAACCGTTATTGGTGCTGGCACAAATATAATAGATGGAATAAAAATTGGAAAAAACAGTATTATTGGTGCCGGTTCTGTTGTTACTAAAAACATTCCAAGTAATGTTGTTGCTTATGGAAACCCTTGTAAAATTATTAGACCTAATGAGTAAAATTTTTTGTATTGGTTCTAACAAAACAGGAACAACAACTTTGACAAAAATGTTAAGTATTTTAGAATATAATATTTGTCCTGAACATATTATGTTTGAACAAAAATCAAAATATTTTGAACAACAATTAAATGGAGAGTATGAAAATCTATTTAAACTTGTTGAGTTATACGATGTATTTGAGGATAGACCTTGGAATCACATCGATTTTTACAAAATACTTGATGAGAAATACCCAAATTCAAAATTTATTTTAACTATCAGAGATACTGATAATTGGATTGAATCATATAAAAGATGGAATAAATCAATATCATTGGATAAGACTTGGTTCTACCCTATTATATCCAATATTTGTTATGGTAATACTGATTTTTTAAATGATGAAAAAACCATGAGAGTAAAATATGAACAAAGAAATTATGAAATTATAAAATATTTTGAAAATACAAATAAACTTTTGATTATGGATTTTGAGAAAAATTCGGGATATAATGAGTTATGCGGATTTTTAAACAAACCATTAATAAAAGAAAAAACACCACATTTAAAAAAAACAAAATGAAACATAACCCATACAAAATTGTTAAAATGTTCGAGGAAGAAATCGCTGATTATACTGGCGCTCCTCATGCAATATCGGTTGATAGTTGTACAAATGCAATTTTTTTATGTTGTAAATATTTTAATGTTAATGAAGTAACAATACCTAAAAAAACGTATTTATCTGTTCCTCAATCAATAATACACGCCGGTGGTAAAATAAAATTTGAAGACATGGAATGGTCAGGTATTTATCAATTAAAACCTTATCCAATTTATGATGCGGCAAAAAGATTAACATCAAATATGTATATTCCAAATACATTTATGTGTCTATCTTTTCACATAAAAAAACATTTAAAAATAGGTAAAGGTGGGATGATATTAACTGATAATAGTGAAGCTGCGGAATGGTTTAAAAAAGTTAGATATGAAGGTAGAAATGAAGTTAACTATGTAGATGATAATATAAAACTTTTAGGGTGGAATATGTACATGACACCTGTAGAAGCCGCTCAAGGTTTAATGTTATTACAAAATTTACCAAAATACAATCAAGATTTACCTGAAAATTACATAAATTTAACAACACACGAATTATTTAAAGATTAATATGTTACACATAATAACACCTTTATATAGATTTGATTTACTTGAAAAAGTATATAATTCTATTTTACTTAATGATGACATACGATGGCATATTTCAAAATCAAATAAAAGAGAAGAGTTAAATTTTGATTTTATCAAAAAAGATAAACGAATCAAAATTTATAATGTGAATTGTGAAGATAATGAAATTTATAAAAAAAGAAATTTTGTTTTTGATTATATCAAAAATGGATATTTTTGTTTTATTGACGATGACACAATATTTCATGAAAATATGTACATGAAATATCTTGAATGTGTTGAGAACAATTTTATTGGGATGTTAATAGGTGAACAATTAAATTACTGCGGAAAATTAAGATTAATAGCAAATAAACCTGTTTTTAATAAAATTGATACTGGAAACGTTTTATCACACTATTCATGTCTTAAAGAACTTAGATGGCCTTCAACACATATCGAAGGAAAAAATCAAAAGGACTTTTTATTTTGGGAATCCGTATATAATTTTTACAATAAAAAATGTGGTATATGGAATCAACCAATTTCGTACTACAATAAACTAAATAATCAAAAAAAATGACACAAAGAAAAAAAACAAATCCTGTTAATCAAGAACACGATAAAAAACTTACAAGAAAGGAAATTATTACAAGTATAGTTAAGAAAAAAACAAAAGAAAAATTTTTAACCGAAAGTCAAAGAACTTATTACAATCTTCTAACAACAAATCAAATTACAATTTGCTCAGGTCCCGCAGGTGTTGGTAAAAGTTACATTGCAATGAAAGCGGCAATTGACTTACTTTCAGACCCTACAACACCATATGAAAAAATAATTATAGTTAGACCCGCAGTTGAAGCTGAAGAAAAGTTGGGTTCATTACCCGGAAACGTAGAGGAAAAATTAGACCCATACATATTTCCATCATATTATTTAATGAATAAAATAATTGGAAAAGAAGCTAGAGAAAAACTTAAAGAAATTGATGTTATTGAAGTTTTTGCTTTAGCCTATATGAGAGGCATGAATATAGACAATTCCTTATTAATTTTTGAAGAGGCTCAAAATTCCACACCAAATCAAATGAAATTACTATTGACAAGAATAGGTTTTAATAGTAAATTTTTCATATCGGGTGATTTAGAACAATTTGACAGACATAAAGACAAAACTCAAACAGGTTTGTGGGATGCTATAAGTAAATTTAAAGACTTAAATGATGTCGGAGTTTTTGAATTTAATCCAAATGATGTTGTTAGAAATCCTTTAATTAGTAAAATATTAAAAAGATACGAAGAATGAGAATAGGTTTTGAAATAAATGGTGTGTTAAGAAATACCATTGAAAAAATAACCCAAGTATATCAAAAAAATAATATTGATGGTAACCAAAATGAATTTAGTTATCAAACATATAAATTAGATATGTCAGGTAATACGGAAGAAGAAACTCAATCAGAATCTTTTAAATATGAAATGAATTTACCAGTGACTTCTTTGAATCTCACAGAACATTTCAAATTTCAAAACGAAGAAGAATACTATTCATTTTTATATGAAGAACACCCGATGGAAATTTTTGGACACTCACCTTCCACTGAAATGACAACATTCAATGATTTAAATAACATTTATTTTAATTTAAGGAATGAACATGATTTAATGATAGTTTCGGATGAAATTGGTAAATCAAAACCCGCTTCATTATTTTTCCTTTCCAAGTTTGGTTGTGAGATAGAAAAAATAAAATTTTATAGTAATTCTACAATAAATTCTATGTGGAATGAAATTGATGTTTTACTTACTTCAAATCCTATCTTATTATTAAATCATCCGTCAGATAAAATCTCAATAAAATTTGAAACTGACTACAATAAAAATATAAACACCCCTCATTCAATTAAAACATTAAAAGAATTTGAGGACAAACTTAAAGAATTAAAAATATGTTAAAAATTTTAGGTGAAAACTACTATTTAGATTTGGATGCAATTGATAAATACGTAATAATACCAAATCCATCAGGAATTACAGATTATAATATCAGTGTCGTAAAATACGAAATGGTTAAAATAATGACCGAAATTTTGGTTACAGAAAATGAAGAAGTTGATGAAAAACTTGGAGAAAAATCTGATTTAACCATCCCATTTAAATTAGCTTTTAATACACTTTTAAATAAAAAATTACTAAACAAATATTAATATGAATTCAGAAAATTTATCTAAATTAGAATTATCCATCGAAAATATGAAGAACAAAAAAACAAGAATTTATTTTTTTGTTCAAGACAGTAGAGGAAATGCTAAAGCATCTGTTGCCTACATTTATAATATGGCAATGTCATTAAAACAAAATGGTTTTAATTCCATAATTTTACACGAAAAACCTGATTATGTTGGAGTTTCCGAATGGTTAGGTGAGGAATTTATGAATGAATTACCTCATAAAACAATTGAAGGAGAAAAATTAGAAGTTTCACCTGAAGACTTTATAGTTGTTCCCGAATTATTTGGATTCGTTATGCCGCAAATAACTAAATTACCTTGTGGTAAAATTGTTTTGTGTCAAGCTTATGACCATGTATTGGAAACATTACAACCAGGTCAGTCTTGGAGTCAATTTGGATTTTTAAAATGTATCACAACATCGGAGTTTCAAAAAGATTATTTAGAAAATGTTATGAGGAATACCACTTTTGATATTTTAGAACCGTTCATTTCCGATGATTTTGTTGAGAGTAATTTACCCGCAAAACCAATTATTGCGGTTCATTCAAGAGAACAAAGAGACACAATTAATTTAATTAAGACATTTTATTTAAAATTTCCACAATATAGATGGGTTACTTTTAGAGACATGAGAGGTCTTACTCAAAAGGAGTTCGCAACCACATTAAAAGACGCGTTTTTATCTGTTTGGATTGACGAAACAAGTGGTTATGGTACATATCCTTTAGAATCCATAAAATCAGGTGTTCCTGTAATGGGTTTAGTACCAAATTTACAACCTCATTGGATGAATACTGAAAATGGTGTTTGGGTTAATAATAAAACTCAAATGTCTGATTTTATTGCGGATTTTTTACAAAATTGGTTGGAAGATAATATTAATGAGAACTTACTAACCGAAATGAATAAAACAAAAGAATCTCTATCAACTAAAGAAAGATTTTATAGTGAGACTGTAAATCTTTTTGAAAAATATATAAACATTAGGTTGAATTCTTTCGAAGAACAACTTGAAAAATTAAAAGAAACAGTATAACATGGAAAAATTTGATGTATCGGTAATCCTACCAATTAAAACATTTCACGCAATAAATTTTGAAGACTATTTTGCAAAATGTATTGCGTCACTAAAAACACAGAAAGTGTCAATAAATGAATTAGTTATTGTACACACAGATGAAACATCTTTAACAGAATATTTAGAATCTTATGATTTTGAAGATTTAAATGTAGTAAAGGTTAAATGGACAAAAGAACCAAATTTTGCTGAACAAGTTAATTATGGTGTTAAAACTGCAAAATCAAAATGGGTTTCTTTATTGGAGTTTGATGACGAATATTCAATGATTTGGTTTAAAAATGTTAAAAAATACTGTGAGTCTTATTCTGATGTTGATATATTTTTACCAATTGTTGTTGATATCGATGAAAAGGGTACCTTTGCGGGATTCACTAATGAAGCGACATTTGCTCTTAATATCTCAAGTGAGATGGGTGTTTTAAGTAATGAAACATTACAAAATTTCCAGAACTTCCAAATTTCAGGTATGGTTATTAAAAAACAAACATATTTAGATTATGGGTCTATCAAACCTTCATTCAAATTAACATTTGGGTATGAGTTCTTCTTGAGAATGACACAAAATTCATCAAAAATAATGACCATTCCAAGAATCGGATACAAACATACAAATTTAAGAACTGGGTCTATATTTTGGAATTACAAAAATGGAGATAGTGTTTTAACTGAAGATGAGGTAAGATTTTGGATTGATTCAGCTAAAAAAGAGAGCTTTTTTATTAATGATAGAGCTATAAAATATGAAACACAAGAAAATTAATGGAACTACCTCAATCTTTAAATGGAGAGACCAATTCAGAGATTAAAAAGAAAGGTAGAAAACCAACACAAACAAATTATTTTGATGTTAGAGAAGAGCAAGCAGTTGTTCGTTTTCTCAGTACCGATTCTATCGAAGAAAGAAATAAAATCTACAATGAGTTTCTTAGAAAACCTTTAGACAAAATGATATCTTCTATTATTAGAAGATATAAATTATATCGAAAAGATATGGATTTTGAAGAAATTCATGCCGATACTCATTCTTTTCTGATGACTAAAATCGATAAATTTAAACCAGCAAAAGAAAAGAAGGCGTATTCATATTTTGGTACTATCTGTAAGAATTATCTTATGGGTCAAATTATTAAAGACCAAAAAGAAACTAACAGAAAGATTTCATATGAAGATATATCAACTGATTTAGAAAATAAACCAGAATATTCTTATAGTATTGATAAGGATAATTTTGATTCGGAAAAATTAATACAAAATCTTTTAGTTGAGTTGGAAGTTTTTATGAAAGATGAGGAATTAAATGATAACGAAGTTAAATTAGGATATGCTCTATATGATATTTTCAAAAATTACGATACTATTTTCGAGGAATCTGAAAATAACAAATTCAATAAAAACATCATACTTCTCTCTTTAAGAGAAATGACTAATCTATCTACTAAAGAAATAAGATGTTCAATGAAGAAGTATAAAACGTTATACGGGGATTTGATTGAGAAAATGGTTAAATAAGTATTTATAGTTATGGGAAGACCACAAAAAAAAGAAATTAATCTTAGTAAAGAATCTATATTATCGTTGATGCAAGAAATCTATAACGAACTTGTAGAACAACGAAATACTGCTATTAGGATTCAAAATAAGATGTTGACAATGATGAAAGAACCTGAAGATATGACTTTAATTGGTCCTGTCATTGAAAAACAACAGAAAATAATTAATGATTGTGTTGAAAAAAAATTATCATTATCTAAATTACAAGCTTCAATTTGGGAAAAAACAAATTCAACTAAAGAGTCATTTTCGATTAGTGATATCGATATGGACGATGATTTAATGTTAAAACTTATAGAGAAAGACACGTCAAGTTTAGATAAACCATATAAAATCTAAAATAAATGGCAACACTTGATGTAAATGCGGGGTTTGAACAAGTAAAATCCAAAATTAATGCGACCAAAGCATATGGTGATTTAAAGAATCAATATGATAACGCCCAAAAAAAGGTGGGAGATTCTTTTGAACAAGCAGGTTCACAAGTAACTAATGGTTTAAATCAAGTAAACGACCAAGTAAAAAGTTTTAAAAGAGAGATTAAAAATCAATTTGAACAACTTTTAGATATTAACAATCTTACTGGTGGTAAAGGTAGTAATTCAATTAGATATGTTAAAAAACTTTTATTAAAAACTGTAAAAAATATTGAACCAAAAATAAGAGAGTTATTATTGGAAGAAGCATTTAATGCAGTTGGTTGTGACCAAGAACAAACATATACAGGAGGAACATCAATTTATATTAAAGTTAAGTCTGTTGACCTGGTTAACATGTTAAAAAAGGATTACAATAGTGATTTAGGTAAATTATTTTATGAAAAACAACCTTTAGTTATTCAAAATTCTCCATTCTCGATGAATAAAGAATTATACGAAAGAACGCAAAGTGCCAATTCGTATTCATTTGATAACGGGCAATTTTATTTAGGTCGTTCAGGGCAACCTTTATTTGATATACAATACACACAATTTGATAACTTTGGTCAAACAGGACCTTGGTTTAAAGTGGATTTACAAAATAGATTAACCATTAATAAAGTTGGTGAATTTATGGTTGACTACTACAGTACAATCAAGATTTTAGAATTTCCATCAATTATGGTGAATATTATGGAATCACTTTCAGGTTGTATATCCATAAAAGCAAATGTTGGTTTAGTACAATCTCAAGATGTGACCAAATTTGAATTATTAATTCAAAGAATATTAGGTTTGTGTTTTGATAATGTTAGAGAAATTGATGTAAGTGGTGTTGCTAAAATTGCGGAACTTGATGGTGTTGACAATTCTTTTTTTGAATTTACAGATATCGATTTAAGAAATATCGACCAAAAAATTTCAAATATTAAAAAAGGTGTCATTCAATTCGAGGAGTGTGATTTTGTTGATTTACCTGTTAACACCGATGCTATTATTGATGATTTAACATCTCTTTTTTTTGTTCCTGATAATGAATTAGTTGATGCCGCAGACCAACTAACACAAACATTGATAAACAACCCTCAATGGGGTGGTTTAGCTATTAGGGGTAATGTAGATGTTGCGGTTAATTTTAACTTCGTTAAATTAATTGTTCAAGGGATAGTATCGGCATTATTAACACCAAAAATACTTTTACCAATATTCATAATGTTAAAAGCGTTAGGTCAAAATTTTGTTGATTTAGTTGAATCATATGTTGAGTTTGTAAAAAAATTCTCCAGAATGGCAATTAACTTAGTTTCAAAAATAGGTGCCTTATTTGTAAAGGAATTATTTGAACTTATTAAAAAAGATTTAGTAAATCTGATTCAACAGGTTGTTTTGGATGTTGCCAAAGAAAAAGGTGATAAGAGAATTATAATGATTTTAAAATTGATACAATTGTTATTAATAATTGCACAATTTATTACAGATTGGAGAAAATGTAAAAGTGTTGTAGATGAACTTCTTCAATTATTAACCGTTGCAACTACAGGTTGGGGTGGTTTTGGTAACGAAATACCTTTACCATTATTATTAGCAACAAAATTATTAGATGGTTATTCAGAGTCAAGAGCGTTTATAGGTGCGATAGAAGAGATGCAAAAATTAGGCATTCCTACGGGTGCAATGCCTGATGGAAGTCCAAATTTAGATGTTTTATCAAAATTCGCTCAGATGAAAGCTATGGCAAAAGAAGATGCTGAAAATAATAAATTAGAAATTGTTGTTCCACCAATAACCATGACACCTGCGGGAGTTACTGCGTTTGGTACTGCTTTAGGTAAAAAAATATAATATGACTCTTAAAGAAAAATCTGAGAAGGCGAAAAAAATAATTAAAGATTATAAATCATCATCAAATAAAGATTTAGTATTTGTTATGGATTTTATTCAAGAAGATTTTAAATTAACAAAAGAAAGTTTAATAAAATTGAGTGAACATTTAGACAAATTGGAATTAACGTATAAGATGATTCATAAAGAACACGAAAACAGAACAAACAAAAAATGAAAATAGATGAGGTAAATAATCACCAGATTATATTTCCTGGTAGAGTTTTAGATATCGAAGACCCAATGATGTTGGGTAGAATACGTGTTGAACCTTTAACAGAAGCTTACAGGGATACTTTAGACGCTGTTCCTGATTGGGATGAAGAAACTGATATATGGACATCAAAAGACCCATTTATTTTTTTACCTTTATTACCTTATTTTACATATCAAGTTCCAAAAGTGGATGAATACGTTCATATAATTTATATGAACAAGAAATTCATACAACAAAATCAATTTTATATTCAAGGTCCTTTTTCTTCTCCAATGGCAACACCATTTGAGAACTATCTACCGGCACAAAAATTTTTGGCCACAGGAGATAGAATTGCTGACTCGGTTTCAATAAAGAATCAAGACGGGACATATAAAGACAAAAAAACAACCTATGGTATTTTTCCTGAACCAGGAGATAACGCATTGATGGGTAGAGGTAGTTCGGATGTTATTGTTAAGACTAATGAAGTTTTAGTTAGAGCGGGTAAAGTAAGTTCATTAAATAAATCACAATTACCATCGGCAAATCCAAATAGAGCTTTTTTACAACTTTCATCTTTCACACAAAGACAAGAATTGGGAGAAACTGAAAATTTCTTTAAGTTCACTGAAAAAATTCAAATCGTTAAAAAAATATTAATTTGGGATATTATAAATTTGGAAAATAAAGTAGACACATTTAAAGGAAGTATTAAATTGTATAATACAATCCCAAGTGAGAGAGTTAACACAAATAACTTTAAGATTGATAGTATATTAAGTTTAAGTGAGGGTACTGACTATGGTGCTCCGATTGAAACATTTATTATTGATAATTTAGGTTCTAATGATGTTATTAATTTAATAAATAAAATTGTTAATGGTCTTATTAATGGTCGTTTAGATATCACTGGTTACACAATTAATAATCAAAATAATTTTAACCCAAATTTTACATTTCCATTCGTTGTAACACCCTCCAAAATAACTTATGAGAAAGGTAGAACATTTAAAGATTTACAATCAACAAACGATGCCGCACAGTTAAATAACTATATAAATTTTTATAATAATATAAAACCAAATAAAGGAAAAATAGAAAGTGGATTTTTTATAATTTCAGGTAACAAAAATGGAAATGCTATAACCGGTCCTCAGGGTGATTTTGAAAAACAAAGTAAAACACCAATTAATTTTACACCGTCACCTGTAACATATGGTATATTAGGAGCACAAAAACTTTATATGTTTTCATATGATTCTACAGGTCCGAGAGGTAAAATAAATTTAACGGAAACTTTATATGGAATCCCACAAGAAAAATTCGTTTCAACTGATAAAGGTATTGAACAATTAACATATCCTACAGTAAGAGGTGATGAATTAATGAAATTGTTAACAAAAATGTTTGCATTTATCACAGGACACGTACATCAGACTGCAACATTACCACCTGTTCCTGTTGCCGCAGGTAACGGACAAACCACAAATGAAATAAATCAGATACTCGCAGACTCAGAAAATACAATATTAAATCAAAATATCCGAATTAACTAATATTTATTAGTAAAACATTTGGATGTCTATTAATAACTCTTACTTTAGTAAAAATAATACCATTATCTCAAATAGTTTTGTTAATACAGGTAGAAACCCTGTTACAGAACTGTTTTTCGGTAGAGGGTCAAGTTTATCATATCCAAATGGATATAGTCGTTTTATATTCGATTTAAATTTAGACTTACTTATAGAAAAATATAATAATGGTTTAATAACAACAGGATGTACAGATAATCTAACACATACATTAAGAATGGTAAACACATCGTTCTTTAACGATGAGTTGAACACAAGAACATCTCAAGGTAGAATGAGAACAACTTCATTTGACCTAATTTTATTTAGAATACCATACATCGATAATGACCCAACCCAACCACAATATTGGGATGAGGGTGTTGGTTATGATTTTGCTGACTTATTATATGAATTCAGTGATACTGATAAGAATTATTCAGATAGACCATCAAATTGGTATCAAACTACAACAATAGGTGTTTGGGCTCAACCCGGAATTTATAATAATCAAAATACAGGAAATTACCCATATTCAGGATTAACCATTATTGATACACAACATTTTGAATTTGGTAATGAAAATGTTGCATTTGACATGACAGATGAAATAAATGGTATTATTGATGGTTCTATTGAAAATGTTACAGGATGGGGAATTGCTTACAAACCACAGGTTGAAAATATTACAGGTTTGACTGATGTTTATGAAGTTCAGTTCTTTACAAGACACACACAAACATTCTATGAACCTTATCTGGAAACAAATTATAATGATTATATTGACGATGATAGAAATCATTTTACATTAGGTAAAGTTAATAAATTATACCTTTATCTTTATGAAGATGGTAATCCAATTAATCTAGATTACACACCTTTAGTTGATATTTTAGACAATACAGGAACACCAATACCGGGTCTAACAGGTTTAACAACTTGTCAAAGAACTCAAGGGGTTTATGAAGTTGTTGTTCCACCTTTAACGGGATTAAAAACACCTTGTACGTTATCTGACAGATGGTATAATTTAAGTTTAAATGGTTTTCCAATACCAAGAATATTAAATGATTTTACATTATATCCATTTAAGAGTTCTATTCAAATTGGAACAACATCAATTGACCCTAAAGTATATGGATTTGAATATTACGGAATCAAACAGGATGAAAAAATTCTTAATACAGATATAAGAAAAGTTGGTGTTATAATTAAACAAGCTTACACAACACAAAAATTATTACAGAAAGTTGAAGCATTTTATCGAGTTTACGTTCGTGAAGGTCAAACTGAAGTTCAAGTTCAAGATTGGACGACTATAAACAGAACACCTAATGAATATTATTTCATTTTTGACACCAGAGATAAAATCCCTAACGAGTATTTTATCGACATAAAAGTTAAAAGTAGTGGTGAAGTCAACACATATAAAAGACAAATTAAATTTCAGATAGTAAACACAAAGTAAAATGCCAAATTATAATATAACACAATGTTTAACTAATACTCCATATATTATTTCTGCAAGTACATTAACATTAGGAGAATCAATAGATTTTTATATTGGTGAGGATTTGTTTTGTGGAATTGTTGGTGACGAAACAAACAATCCAATAACACCTCTTTCATTGTTTGGTTCTACCTTCGCAGATTGTTGTGAATGTTTAAGTGCCATTACAGAATTTTTAAATTTTAGATTCATAACTTGTGATTCACTTGAACAGATTGATATTGAAGCAACTAATTTTTGTAGTCAATATGGTGCACCATTAACAGGACTAACTTATGAAATACAATTTGGAAGTGACCCTTCTTTCTGCGCAACATTTCAAGAATTAAGTCCAACAGGACAAACTAATTATTTTTATGTTAGTGGACCATTTAATAATTGTAATGCTTGTCAAAACCAAGTACTAACGACAATATCCGCCGGAACTGAATACATTGGTTGTTATACTTGTGATGGAGTAACACAAACAATAATTTTACCACACCCTGTATGGACAGATTTAACTGGGAATGATGTAATTTTAATGGATGCCGTACAACTTGGTGGAATGAACGGATTAAACTCATAAACGAGATATTTATAAATAAAAAAATATGGCAAATTATATTGTACAAAATTGTGACGTTGAAGGTTTGAATTGGGTAGTTTCATCAGACCAAACATTAAACCCTAATGACATTATATCTTTTGTTCTTGATTCCGAAGAACTTATACTTTGTGGTACAGTTTTAAGTGGAACAGTTGATGCACCTGAAGCCACATTCGTTAAATTTTATTCTGATTGTGAAACTTGTAGACAAGATTTTTGCACCAATAAATTTTTTACATTCGCACCTTGTAATGAAACCGGCACAACATTAACCGCAATAGTTTTTGTAACATATTTTCCTTTAGGTACATATGTTCAAATATGTGATGAATGTTATCAAGTAATCTCCAATGATTCTGGAGATACACCTTCCTTACAAATAATTACTCTACCAACATTTGAATCTTGCGAAGATTGTGAACAAAATAAATACATACATAGAACATTGACTGATTGTAATTCTGAAGAAACTGGTGATTTTGGATGTAACTTTTATTTTCACCCATCAATTCAAAAAGGTGATGCGGTTGTAGGTACCATTGGTAATTATTCTCTAATTTGTGCTATTGCTGGAAATATATCCTTATCAGGTGACACAGGTGATGGACATCTTGTTTTTACAAATATTGGAAGTTGTGATGAGTGTAATAATACTAAATCGGTGAGTTTAATTGAGTTAGAAAATTGCAATACTGAAGAAATCACTTTTGTTGTTCCTGATGTTTATACCGATTCTTTAATTCAAGAATCTATAGACTTAGGAGACCCAATTATTTTTTCACGAGGAGCCGAGTGTTATACTTTTATAGCTTATTATGATAGTTTCGCTTGTCTTCCTGATTATCCATTTTATAGGTTTGATTCTTCGTTTACAACTTGTGAAGAATGTAATCAACCACTAAGTGGAGGTTCTGAATATATTGGTTGTTATACTTGTAGTGGTGATACACAAACAGTTGAATTACCACATCCTACTTGGACTAATTTAAGTGGTAAAGCAGTTGTAATGATGGATGCTGTAGTATTAGGTGGCATTAACGGATTAAACTCATAAACAAGATATTTATAAATAAAAAAATATGGCAAAAGTAGTTAAATTAACCGAATCAGACCTTAATAGAATTATCGAGAAAGTTTTATTAGAGGCGGAAGAAGATAAACCATTCGAAAAAGGTAAATTTGGTGTTAGAGCATCAAGGTCAAGAGCTGATTATACACCAACTCCAAAAGAATCTGAAATTATTGATTCTCTTTTTGGTAAGTATAGTGATGATATACCACCGATTGTAATGAGATACCTGAGAAAAATTGGTAGAAAAACATTAACTAAACGTTTAATAGATTTAAATCTACTTGATTTAGATACTATTATGGACGAATTTGATGTTAAAGAATAATGAAAAAAGTAATTAAGTTAAAAGAATCTGATTTACAGAATATTATCATAAAAGTTCTTAATGAACAAGAAAGTGATAGATATATGTTCTTCTCTAATTTAGAACAAATGAGAAGACAGTGTGATTTATTACTTGATTTAAATCATGATGAGATAGAATCAATACTAGATGATGGACACGATTGGGCTCAAGACCATATCGCCGAAGCTAAAAATAATTTAGACCAAGTGTTTGATTTTCTTATGAATACAACAAAACGTTATCATACTATGGATGATGAAGTTGTAAGTGAAGGAAGAAAAAAAACAGGAACAAAATTATGTGCCAGAGGTAAATCAGCAGCAAAAGCAAAATTTAAAGTGTACCCTTCAGCATATGCTAATGGTTACGCAGTTCAGGTTTGTAAAGGAAGAATGCCAGGTTTAGATGGTAAAAAAAGGTGTTCTTCACCATATTGTTAATAACTTTTTAATCCCTCCCTCTTGAGGGATTAATTTTTTATACCTAAACTTCCAAAAAATTAATATTTTATGACAAGACCTGAAGTTGTCGGGATGATATCCAAAGTATTGTTTAAGGTATATGTGTACTTAAAAGAAAGATTTGACCCCAAATATCCAATAACAGATGAAGAAAAATATTTTACAGAAATTTGTTTTACTCTAATAGAAAATCCAAAAAGTAATTTAACAATAGGTCCTAAATCATTAAAAAGGTTTATAAAGAATGACGAAAAGGACATTTTTGTTGTAATAGATAATAGAAAAGTTACATTAATAAATCACGTATATTGTTATAATTTAGTTTTTGAGGATGATGAACAATACTTCAATATGGTTAAAAAGTTTGATGAGGTTTTAGAAGCTAAAAAACAATCTGTCGAAGATGAGATGACAAATAATGTTAAAAATTCTTTAAAAATAATATTGTCGAAAGTTAAAAATTCTCCCTCAAAACCTTAATAATAAGTCTTTCCAACGATTCATTTTGTTTCTTTTTTGGTTTGTATGAAACCATTTTTGGTTTGTTACCCGTTCCTGTTTTAGAATGTGATTTTTCCGCATTCCTTTTCTGAGCACAAGCCGCTTTCTTTTGACTATCACTCATTTTACCAGCAACCCCTGCCGCACGACATTTAGGATATGATTTGTCAGTTGCTTCAGGTCTTCCACATGGAGGATGTTTTCCATCAACTTTTTTACATATATTGACCCAAGGACCTTTTGGTTGTTTACTTCCTTTAGGTTTCTTTTTTGTACCAAACCATACCGCCAAATCTTCATTAATTGTATGTGTATCATGAGTATCAATATTATAAGTCCCATCTTTTCCTTTTTCCCACATACCAACAGTTCGTTTAATATTATTTTTTATTTTCTTCTTCACCTTTATTTTATTAATTGGTATTTTAGAAAACTTTGTAAAAGGTCCCAATTCAGAATCTTTCCATTTTTTCATACCTAACTCCATAGGCCCACTATATTCACCCGCAAAATCACTAATACCTGATTCAGAAATAACATCATCATTTTTTATTTCAACCCATTCATTAAATTTTATAAATGGTTTTGATGTATCTTTTTGTCTTAATTTTTTAGAATGTTCGGGATATTGATTCAATATATCTCCATCATCATCACTTTGTGTTGGATGATTTTTCTTATGTTTTGCAATTTTTATAGCATTTTTTTCCATTTTACTAATTTCTTTTTTTGACTTATTCATTTTACCATCATAAGAATCATATTCTAATTCAGCATTATCATATTTGGATACTGAATCCGTAAATGGTGCAAGTTGTGATTTATCGAATAATCTTACACCTGACATTAAAGGTGCAATATAACTACCTCTACCCCCAACATCACCTGTAACCTCGGTTAAAACTTTTTTTATGGTATCTCTTAACATTGTAGAAAAAATCACTTATTATTATAAATATCTAAAAGTTAATAAATGGAAGAAAAGGAAGTTTTTGCCAAATTATTTAATTCAATTACGGTTGAATCCAAAGAGCATATTGATGCAATTATTTTATCAATGAGATATGAAGACGCCAAATTTTTACTTATTCAGGCGGTAAAACATGCTTATAATCAAGGGGTTTATACATTAGGAGAAAGTGAAATTATCTCTAAATCCATAAGGGTTTTAAGCGAAACCAAAGAAAAAGAATAAAAAAGATTATTTTTTTTTGGTAATTCAAAAAGTTTTTGTATCTTTGTGGTATGAAAAATATAATCATAACCCTTTCTGTTGTACTTTTACTAGGTTCTTGTGCAACAACCAACCAAAAACATTATTATCAGAAACCTAATGGTGAATGGATGTCCAAAAGGGAACTCGATAGATTCTGTAAACAAGCTCTTCGTAACGCCATGAGGAGTGTATCTAAAGAAGATATGAAGATTCTAATGGGTGTACCCATGAATATCGATACAAACTCATTTGGAACAAGTATTTTTGTTGACACGAATACTTTGAATCCTAATTATGTTGTTGATACCCCATTTATTGGTGATGCAACTGATACAATCATACATGATATAATTTGGATTGAAGATACAATCAATGGAATACCTTGCAGATATAGTAAAGATTAATTGGCGGGTTTTAAATAATCCCCTTTTTGGTAGGAACCAATACCTGTAAAATTATAATTATATAATAACTCATAAACACCGTTTGTGAATTTTTTCGCCTTATTATTTTTAACTAACACATCTAATGTCTCTCGACTACTTTTATTTGGTGTTACTTTCTGTACATCAAATATCTTTACCTTTTTAACATCACCCTGAGATATTTTACTTTTATCCCCCATTTTAAGAGTATTACCACAAGCATCCAAAACTAAGATAGTTTTCTCAGTTGCATCATCTCTTTCACCTAATGATGGAGCACAAGACCAAAATAAAACATTTTTACCTTTAGTTATTCTAACTTCAGGTGTCGAAGAGTGACATTTAGTCTCCAAACATTGTAAACTAATAATTAATTGATTATTTTGAGTATTTGACATAATTTGTTTTGCCAAACTATCGTCAATCACTTTTTTGAAATATCTACTACCAGAATCTACTTTATTATTTAAATCCGCAACACCTATAATAACACCATTGACTTTAACATTAAACTTCGCCTCATCACATTGATGACCACCTCTACATGGAAAACTTTCGTTCTTTTGCTTATCATAAATAACTTCAACAGTTAAACCAACAACACACTCTTCAGGTGATTTAAGAGTCAATTCAACATTAACAAATCTTTCCTTGATATATCTTGGGTCATTTGGATTATCCCCCTTTATCTTCTTCGTCATCTTCTTATATGGAGTTTCCCCAATTTTAATCTCAGGTTCTTGAAACTCAGGTTTTGAAGATATAACACTTGTCTTATAATAGTCATTCAAGTAAGTAGATAATATGTTTTTCATGGTTTCAGCTCTTTTTTTAGCTAAATAACCAACCTCAACAGTCTTAGGTGGAGACACCTCATTATCAACATTTGTTACCTGTGATTCCCCCGCAATTATTTTTACACTTACAATTGAACCTTTATTACTCAATAAAAAAGGTTTTACCTTCTCATCCATTTGTTTGGATAATTCACTACTACCCTGTTGATTTAAATTTTTCCACTTCCCATTATCAAAATAAGACTGACTACTTATGTTTATAACATTACCAGATTCAGCCTCATTAATGAGATTATACATGGATAAGATATGTTTCTTATCCTCTTCCGTGACCAAAAATCTACTTTTACATGACATATCTATAAATATCTTAACAGTTAGTAATATTTATAAATATGACCGATAGAACTAAATTAGAAAATGTATTAAACATGTTAATTAAGAAAAAATTTCCGTTTGTACAAGATGTTGAAGTGGTTAGAATTATACAACATTTTAACGATTTACGTGGAGATATTAATTTTTATGTAACCAAAGACTTTATTAAAGAACATGTCAGATATGACTGTTATGACCAAATGGAAAAAGATGATGATATATTCTTCTCTTTATTCTCCTTTAACTGGTGTTCCGATGAAAAAATAGATGAATCCTATATATACAATTTGGTTGAAACAACATATAAAATGTTAGGACTTGCTTGGTCACATAGTATTAATAACACAAATCTATCCCTTTCAGTTGTACAATTACCCGAATCTAACGAGAACCCTTCCTAATATTCTCCTCACCCCATAATGGTTGTAAGTTCTCTAATGACCAACATTCCATGAATTCACTATCACCTATCTCCTGAATATTGTACGAAGCAATTGCCTTAATGTGGTCAACATGCCATTCACCATAATTATCCCACGTCATACCGTCTTTAAATTGGTTTTCCAAGTGAAATATTAACTCGTCAGGAGTGTATTGTAGGATGTCAAAGTAATGACCATTCTTTTGAATATTGTTCTCCTTTAATACCTGATAAATTGCAGTCCTGAAATTGTTGATTAACTTATAAAGGGGGTCTTTTGATTTACGAGTTCTTTCGTAGTTTCTTTTTACTTTACGGATTTTATCTATATTTTTTTCACGGTATTCTTTGAGGTATTGTTTACGATGCTCTTTATTTTGTTCATACCAAGTTTTTACATACTCGTTAAGTTTTTCTTTATTTTTTTCTCGATATTTTTTATCGGCAACTTTCTTACCCCCAATAAATCTTCTTCCCGAAGGACCAAATACTATACCATTCTCTTTTAAAATTCTAATTACGACTTGTTTATTTATCCCCATTTGTTCTGATATACTTTGTGAACCTAAAAGCCCAACATTGTACATTTGTAGTATTTTTTCTAATTCATTTTTTGTGGGTATATATTTTTTCATACTTATAAATATAAGTGATAAATATAAAAAACCTATTGTTTTTTTTAATTAAAAAAAAAAGGTCAGAAAAATCTGACCTTTTTAGGATGTTATTTAAGATTTTGATTATCTCAATTCTCTTAAATCGAATGTACGAACACCATCAACGGTAATTCTTGCATAGAAGCGGTTATTTACCATCTTCTTCGCGTAACGAGTCATTATACCTTTAATCGGTGTAAAGTTGAACGGATTGTACATTGTTGGAGTTAATTGTAATGGTACATACGGAGCGTAGATGTATCCTGTATCAAGTAACGATGTTCCTTTATGTCCGATTAACACTTGGTTAGGTGGGAAATAAGGGTCACGGTATACTTGGTAACGACCAGCTAAAGTACCAACTCTTTCAATACCCATGTTGTATTGGTCTTGCTCAGGTGAAGCGTTAGATACGTGGAAGTATTCTAAATCATCAAAGATAGCAGAAACCTCACTTGATACAACAATCCAGTTAGCTCCACCACGAAGTGTTGACTTGTGGATTTGTGCTGACAATTGGTTGATTGCAGTAATCAATGTTTGATTCCAATCTTTCTGAGTGTAAGAAGTTGTTGCAGAAATTCTTCTCCATCCGTTGTAATCCCAACGTAAGTTCCAAGCTGCACCTTTACGTAAATCACGAAGGATTTCACGGTCGATTTCAGCCGCAACTTGTTCAGACAATAAAGCCGTTAATTCAGCCTCAGCGTCGATGTTGTGGAATGCCGCAACGTCTTGAGCTAATTCAGGAGACCATTGTGCTCTTAATTTTCTTTCAGTTACAGTAACAGTTACTGATTCTAAGTCGAAAGAAACCTCACCAATTTTGTCTTCGAATTCTAATTCTTCATAACGTCTGAAAGCAGCGTAGAATGAAGTAGTTGTGTTAGCAGTGATAGTTGAACCTGTGTAACCATCTAAAGATGTTGCGTTACAATCAGCACATACTGGACAAGATAAATCTACTTCTAAGTAGATACAACCGTTAGCATCACATACATTTTTGAATGAACCACCGTTACCAGTTGACGGCCATGATGTAGTAGTTGTATTACCGTAACTAACGATACCTTTACCATATTGTTGTGTTACCACACGGAACAATAAAGGACCTGTAGAAATTGTACAAGGGTTAGTTGTAGATGCAGATAAACCTGAACCTGTGAAGATAATTAAATCAGATAAGAAAGTTTCTGTATCCATTTCATTACCATCAGGACCGATTAATTTTCCTGCTCCTGTATCAGCAAAACCACACATTTTGATGATGATTTTACGTACGTTAGTTGCAGTAGCGTATTCAGTTGTAGCTGAAGCTAAAGAACCATTTGACCATACTTGAATCTCAGTACTAGCAGTAATTGCTGACCAACGACCTTTTGAATAGTCAAATAAACCTGGAGGGTCTAAAGCAGCTTCATTTCCTTCGTAGAATAAATCGTAAAGGTTTTTAGCGTAAGGAGTACCACTTGTGTAACCAGCGTTTGGATTTCCAGGGTAGTTACCAGGAGAACCTACAGGTGCGTAGTGGTCACCACTTGATACATCACTCCATTGAGTGTTAGTTCCACCACTGTAACCTTGAATTTTTGGTACGAAGTAGAATAATTTACCGATAGGTAAGTTCATAGCTTGAACTGACACGATGTCGTTAGCTAATAATTTAGAGAACACACGTCTAACGATAGGAAATACAACAGTTTCGAATGAACCTGAAGAACCGTCAGAAGTTGCTTCGTTTATCAAGTGGCTAGCTTGGTTTTCATATAACTGAGCCACGTTTTCTTTTAGGTGGCCTTTAAGACCTTCAAGGAACCCTAATTTGTCCCATTTGTTGATAGTATCTTCTTTGATAACTTTAAGGTGTTTTAAACCGATGTTACCAACAAGACCTGATTCTAATAATGCTCCCATTTTTTTTGGTTTTTTATTTTTGTTTTAGGTTTATTTTAATTTTGACATCAAATCTTTCATTCTCAAGAACTGAGGATTTTCATAAGTTTTTGACTCAATCAAGTTAGCTGCTGAACCTGAAATAGGTGATTTTTCAATTCTTTTTTCAACTGATTCAGTAACTGTTTGTACTTGTGTGCTTGTTGATGAAAGTTCATCTTTGATTGTCTTGTACAAATTCTTAGATTCTTTAATATTTTCAACCGAATCAAATCTTCTAAGAATATTGATTTTTTCTTGTTTTGATGTTGAGTGTTCTGTAAACAAACGTGTAGCGTATGCTAAGTTTGAATTAAATACCGCAACTTCATTTAATTTATTTCTGAATACATTTAAAGCTTTTCTATATTCTTCATTTTTTTCTCTAAGAATTTGAACTTCTTTTTGGGAAGTACTTTCTTCGATAGCGGTGTTAAATTGAGAATGTGCTCTTGGTTTCGGTAAACCACCTTTTCTAAATTTAGACCCTGAACCTAAGGTTCTTGAAGCTTCTTTAGTTTCCACTTTTTTAGTACCAGCTTTTACCACTGTATTTTTTCCTAATTTTTTACCAAGGTTTTCTCCTTCTTTGTATTCAAATTTTGCTTTACCTGTACCAACTGATTTAGGTCCTTCTTTCATTTTTTCTTTGAACCCACCAGCCATATTAGGTTTTTTAGCGAATTTGAATTTCGAAGCACTTCCGAATCCTTTACCTTTAGGTTTAGAAGTTATTTTAGACTCTTCAAGATGTGAATCTTCATCCATATCTTCTTCGTCATCTTCTTCACCTTCAAACATTTCGTCTTCGTCTTCGTCCTCATCATCAAATGAGATTTCGTAAACTACAGACTCGTCTTCTTCGTCTTCTTCAGAACTTTGTTCACCGAATACTTTATTAACGATATCATCAACATCATCAGATTCATCCATTTCCATTTCTTCATCATCAGA